TGCCAGCAACTGTTAACGGGATTGATTGGTCGTATGTCGGAAAGTTTGCTGACGGTGTGACGTTTACTAAAAAGTCAGATTTTGCAATTGACGCTAACGGTACACAGTGGATTTACACTGGATCACTACCGTTTTCTGCTACTGCTGGCACTGTTCCAAGCGAGCCTACCTATCAGGCGGTGCATGTAAAAAGCGCATCATTAGTAACCAACTCAAAAGGCGGGAGCGTTCAGGATTTTATTGATACACAAACCTTTGATAATGTTGATGCTATGTTGGCGTTTAATGGGTTGGTAGCAGGGCAAAGATGTTGCACTGGCGGCACTACTTGGGAATACTTAGGTGGTGGTAACTCATTGACAGTCAACTTTAGAGAGTTAACAGCAGTATATTTCGATGATTTTGGGGCAGACAGTACAGGAGCAACAATAACGCATACTGCAATGCAATCCGCTATTGACTACCTCAGAAGAAAACCGCCACTAGCAGGAGCTAACTACGAAATCTCTTATGGCTCTAGAGGTAAGCTGGCAATGCGACCAGCAGGCAAGTATCGGATAGCTTCACCACTCATCTTTGAAGAGGATGTTATCCAGCAACTCTATGCGTCAGGCATATCTGTTGAGCCAAACGGAGCGCAGATTATTGTTGACGCTTCATTTGTAGGAGCTACAAGAGTTAAAACATCTTTGGGTGCGACCACTATTATTAACTCCGCTGTAATCGTTGGTGTTAGAGACTATGCAACACAGTCAGGGCATTATGTTTCATTCGTGGAGTGGGACAAACAGAAAGTTGACGGTGGGGGTGTGGTCACGTCAGCGCTATATAATGATGTTATATCCCATTGCTCGTTTGATAAATGGACTACTAACAATTGCGACTATGGATTGGGCGGAAAAGTTTCTTTCTTGTCATCCTATGCTGGATGGAAGCTTTACAATTGCAACGGAACGATAAGTTTTAGCAATACATCATTAGCTGATGGTTACAACTCAGGTAATGGGCTTGAGGGTGGAGGGTTGACGTTTGGCGATTGGACTATCTCAGGGGATAACGGAGCAGCGCAGCCTCGACTGTACTTTAATAAGATAGGTGAGTTTAAATTCACATCATTTACATCTTATCAGGGGCTAGGCGATGGCATTGTTATCGAGCGCGACCCACTCGCAAGCACAACAGGGAGTAAGTGGAATCAACTTGGCAGGGTTGAACTTGGTGATTTAGATGGCTCACCTCTAAAATTAACTAACTGTTCTTTCATACAGCTATCTGATTTGATAATGGTAAAAAACGGATTGTCAGTACCTATAGATACATCTCTAATTACCATTGATGGATGTACAGACATTACAATAAGGGGGCTAGACGTAGACCAATTTTATGACTTTTCAGCAACAGACCCCTTAAGCTGGGGGCCTGTACTTGACTGCGTAAACTCCAATAGGGTTACTCTAGTGGTTAACAATGCTCGCTCAATACCTGCTACGCATAACCTGTATTCAATGTTTAGATTTAGAGGCACATCAGAGCATTGTAGTGTAGAGCTTGGGAATTTAAATCAGGCTTCATTTGCAAGGCTATATAAAAACCCAGTATCTTCTGAGGTTACTTGTAACAATATAAAAGTTAGAGGTGGCGCAACAAGGACGGGCGCATTTGTATCCGCAATCCCAGTTTTGCTCGGTGCTGGTGATAGTTGGGATGATCTAAGTAATGAATTTGGAAAGTCCCCAGTCTCAGGAAAAAAGTCGCGTGTAGCATTAACATCGGGTAGAGATTCAGTTCAGAACTTTGAACTAGCATCAATAAGGAAATCCATTAGTAATAATGTACTTACTGATATTGCGACCATCAATTTTAATGGTGTATCACTTCACAATGCAATTATTGAGATTGACTTTGTGGTATCAGGAGACAGCGGGTACGCATCAAAAACAGAAAAAAGAAAATTCTTATTTAATCGTACACCAGCGAGCACTGGTGTAACATTAAATACATTAATCTCGAGTGAAACTTTAACATTCAGCGGCTCAGCAAATTATACTGTTCAATCAATTGTGACTAGCGATGCAACCTCACAATATCAAATACGACTACAAACAACGGTCATATTTGGTGGAGGCATCGGCGATACGGCTGGCGTGATAAGTGGGACTATAAAAGTATCAAGTAAGGGTGACTTTGAAATCGTGAAAAACTAAGTCTGGTTCGCGAATAATACATCGTCATGTAAAACCTCCCATTGCTGGCGCGGATCGCACCATCTCAACCAGCTTACGTGCTTCATTGACGTAAAAATGAATATCTAAAATTAAAAACCCCTCAATCGAGGGGTTTTCTTTATCTATCACTCCAATGTTTCATATCCACCTAGTGAATCTGATAGCGCATTCATTAGGCATAGTTTACGCTTGAGTTACATTGAATGAATTAGTCCGCATCCATACCCCAAATAACACAGTTATGGCTTATAGTCTATACATATGCTAAAATAATTATCATATGTGATAACAATTTATGAGGAGAGGTTGATGTCATCAAGAGACGAAGTACAAGTGTGGGCTGATATGCTGGTCAATGACCCAATATTCTATAACCAGCAGAGGGCTGCTAGTGATACATGATTACTGGGATAAGGAAAATCAATGAAACTAGGCGAAAAACAAGAATTATTCATGCGTCTATTGCCGAGATTAATCGACAAGGCGCATGAATTAGGGTTCGAGATCCGCGGCGGTGATTTGTTCCGCGATCCACGAGTTCACGGCCAGATGAACGTCAAACAAGGATATGGTGCTAAAAATAGCTGCCATAAGCTAAAGCTTGCTATAGACTTAAACCTGTTCAAAGATGGCGCGTTCATCCAAACAACAGAAGGCCATAGAGAGCTTGGCGAATGGTGGGAAAAACAGCACGAGCTTTGCAGGTGGGGTGGGAGGTTTAAGAATCCAGACGGGAATCATTATTCATTAACGCACGATGGGTTTATGTAGGAGATAACATGGACAATTTAGTTGCTTATTTACAAGATGGCTTTATGTATGTCGGTATCGTGGTTACTGCGGCTACTGCGATTGTCGCAGCACTCGAAAAAGTGGCAGAGGTAACGCCAACAACCAAAGATGATGAATACATCGGCAAGGCCAAACAATGGCTTGGCTTTGTTTCTGCTATTCTTGATAAAGTTTCTGTTTGGGACGCTAAAAAATGACAACGGTCTTAATCGTCATTTTTTCCGTGGTGGTCGCTGTGATATTGGCGATCATCTACGGAAGCGGGAGGGCTAAAAATGAAGCGCAAGACAAGGTTATTGACAGAATACTTGAGGCTAACAAGATTAAAAAAGAGCTTGATAGTCTCGATATTGGCGATCAACGCGACAGGTTGCGCAAGTACCGTAAATGACTATTGTGAGATATCATCAATAATTGTGCCAAGTGAGCAAGATATTAATGTAATGTCCGATTTTCTGGTAAAACAGTTACTGACTCATAATGAGATTTACGCTAAACTTTGCGAAGTCAACAAATGAAATGGAATCATAAATGCCAGATTTTCTTACAAAATTACCGCCAGAGGTTGCAGGGGTTTTTATGGCTATGTTTATTTCAGTCTTGAGGGTCATTTACGACAAAGAAGATACTAAGCCGATGCGAATTATTCTTGAAGCTGGGATATGTGGCGGGCTAAGTCTAACTGCATCATACGGGATCGCGGCTCTTGGCCTTGATGCTAATTGGGCTGTTTTTTCTGGCGGTGTTATTGGTTATCTTGGATCTGCTACAGTTAGACAAATCGCAATGCTCGTACTTAAGAATAAGGTTGGCAAGTAAAAAAGAACCCACCTAAGTGGGTTAATGCGCTAGAAACACAAAATGAACGGTTTATTATTTGCTGTTTAGCTATATTTGTCAATATCCTAGCAATTAACTAATAACCACATAATCAACTATCTCATATCCCTGTATCTCATAAGCAACTGCTCTAGCGGCCTTCGATGCGCTTCCACTGTTTTTAACGATTCGAGTGATGCTATCGCCAGCGCGGTTTGTTAAGGTGACTTTTACCAGCTTGTTTTTTGGTTGGCGCTTAGGTTCGGCACTGTTGACGCTGGAGTCATTGATTGACTTAGTTTGCACTTGAGTTACCTGCCGCCAGTGCTTGTAATGCTATGGCCTTCTTGCGCTGATACCAAGCCTTGTTGTAGAGCGATTTGTATTCCTTGTTTTGCTCGCTCCAGATTTTCTTTTTAAGGTTCAGTAGATCTCGATTTTCTGCGCGATGCTTTGCACTTCTAACCGCCATACATGCAACGCAATGATGTCCGTTAACATAGCGAATAGTGTTACCGCAACGTATGCAAGCCGAGCCTTCAAACTTGGTTTGGCCTAACGCCTCAGCTTCTCGCGCCAGTTGTTTGTTTGTTGTCATAGTAGTGACACCACAAAGTTAATGATTGAGTCTGGGTCGATGCAGAGCAGTGCGAATACCAATGCTGCTAGGAGGTTTTGCTTAATATTGTTCATGGTGATTCCTTTAGCGCCACGGTGTGGCGCGTTTGGTAAGGTAATTAAATGCAAATCGCATCTAAAATCATGTTTTGGAAATGCTCTCTGTTTGTAAAATATTTGTGCATAACATTTTCCTGCTGCTTGATAAACGCAGCAATGTAAGCCTTTACTAAATCGGCGTTGAACATTTCAGGAGTTACTCCATCTTCAATCATCATGCGACCAATTGAATTTAACATTTGCATTTGAGTTTCGTTGAATTTGTTCATCTTGCTTTCCTTTTTGTTAGTGGTCTTGTCAACCGATGAATAGATAATAGCTCAACATTTAATTACACGTCAACATTTATTTATTAAACACCCTAAATTTTTTCGCGATGTACTCGCGCAGTCGTGTGTTTGCCGCTTTGCGGGCTGCGTTCACCTGACGGTGCTCTGTTGGCTCAGTTTCAAGCGTGGCAGAGTAAACCTTGCTGTAAGCCTCGCAGACCTTCAAGCGCTCTTGGATGCTGCCGCAATAGTTAAGGCGATCGTTAATCCATTGCCTATCGTGCTCAAAACAGTGGCGCGGCATTGGCTCGGTTATTTTTTGCGGTGTAATGTATGCCATTTATTCACTGCCTCAATTGCTCCAGCGGCACCAAGCGCTACACATGCAAACGCGCCTTGTCGTTGGCTCAGTACCAGATATTTGATTTGTTTATCGCTGATACTGCTTAGTATGTGGTCTTGCCTTTTCAACTCAATGAGTAACGGCGGCGAGCATGGGATAACAATATCGCTTGCACCAGTGTTCATGCCTTCTTGCTTATGCTGGTGGCCTTGGCGCTTGGTGCGCTTGCCTTCGTTTCTGATATGCACAGCGATTTCTGCAAGCTCTGGATATAGTCTGCGAAGCTGCGCCAAAAAGCTGACCTGCTCAGCAGACTCCATTGGGCACTCGCCACGGTAGCTAGTGTCACCGAACACGGCGATGTTGTGGGTGGTTAGTTTGGTTAGGTTCATGCGAAGCGCACCTCTTTAACTTCAAAATTAGTGAACCCATCGCGGATCACTTTCTTAATCTTCACGTTTGACGGAATAGCTTTCCACTCTGCGCAATCGTTTACCGACCGGATAAACTCGGGCTCAACGCCATTTGCTCTAGCAAGCTTGTTAAATATCCAGTGCTGTTTTTGAGAGTGCCAGCCAGTTACCGCGCCTAGCTCTGTCTTGTAAACGACTTTCAGAGTCTCGCTGCCTGAGCGCGTTTTGTGGATGGCGTATTCGGCGCCAAGGCATTTCACTTCGCGGGTTTCGCCGTCATCCATGATAACAGCACTGCCAGCTTGCTCGGTTAATTTCTTGTTTGGGTCAACCAGTCGCTCTTTGCATCCAATGCAGTGGCGTGCGGCAATGTCGTTTTCAGCATAGCAGTGCGGGCAAATCTTGAGCGAGAACCGATGATCACATGGCGCATCAACGCCTTTGATGGTGTATGCAGCAGGATTTGAGCAACGGCGCGAGTAATGGGCTGGCACAGGGATTTCCTTGACTCCGCACTCACCAAATTCGTCCTTGTTTTGCGGGTCAAGGATTTGCATGGTTAGCACTTCGCCGGTGTATTCGATTGGCAATCCTTCATCGTCAAATGCAACAGCCTTTTCGGTGCCAGAAATAAGAAAATTCCCAAACCTATCGTTTTTAAGCCCTGCATAGATATCATCGCTGCGGCGCTTCTTGGTGGTAACGCATGAGCATGAAGGGCACTGAACGTCAATTTCCGATGACAACTCAGACTTGATGCGCGTCTTAATCTCAGGCGTAAATAGGTCAGATTGCAACCCATGGCGCTCGATGTTTTCGGCGAAGTCCATCACAAGGCAGTTGTCTTTATCTTCACACAGGCGCAGTCCACGGCCTACAATCTGCTGTAGCAATCCAGCAGACTCGGTGGCGCGAAGTATGGCCACAAAATCAACGTGAGGGGCATCAAAGCCAGTTGTTAGGACGGCCACGTTAACTAGATACTTAAACTTGCGTTGTTTGAATTGCTCAATAATTTCTTCGCGTTCAGATTTCTTGGTCGAGCCTGTCACTATGCGAGCGTCATCTGGCAAATAGCGCATGATTTCCTCTGCATGGCTAATCGTAGCAGCGAATATCATCACGCCTTTGCGCTGCTGCGCGTAGTGCTGCACTTTGGCGATAATACGCTCCGTCTTAGTGCTGCCTTCAAACGTGGCCGCCACAGACTTGGCGCTGAATTGGCCGAACTTGTCAGTCTCCAGTGTGCTGGTGTCGTAGCTTTCTGAGTGCTCACCGATGATCACTTTAGATAAAAATCCTTCACCGACCAATTCACCTGCAGTAATGCGGTAAATCAATTTATTAAAATAAGGCTCAATGGCCTTGGTTTCATCATAATGAATCGGTTCCTCGCCAGTGTCGTCAATTGCGTAAATGTAGCCAGTGCCTAGGCGGTATGGCGTGGCAGTCATACCAATAACGCGCACGTTGGAGTTGATCTGCTTCCCGCGCTCTGAAAACTCGCGGATAGTGTCAACGATTGACTTTAGCGACTCTGTTATGCCGTGTGCTTCGTCAATGATTATTGCGCTAATGCCAAGGCGGGCTATCTTCTCGGCTTGCTTAACTGCTGTCTGAGGGCTTGCAAAGATAACCTGGGACCGTAGGCACTTTGAGCCAGCAGAGGCGCAATAGACGCTTGCGGGGTATCCGTATGCCAAATACTTAGCTGCGTTCTGCGTAACAAGCTCTTTACTTGGCGCAATGCACAAAACGCGTTTGTGTGGCGCAGCTTTGGCGAAGAAGCGGGCTAGTTCGGCAACTATGAGGCTCTTACCTGCACCTGTGGCTAATTCTAGCAGCGCTGGCGAGGTGTGCCTCTTAACGTAGTCGATAGTTATATCAACTGCGTCTTGCTGGTAGTAGCGAAGTTGGAATGTCATTGCTATTCACCATAGGCATGGTCTAAATCTTCAGACGTTTCTGGATTGAATAAATCGACAACTAACCCTCTCCATTTTGCTTTTGTTACAAAGCCAAAGGTCTTAATATCATATAGCCCGCATTCTTCTAATAATTCTGAAAACTCGATTGTTTCAAAATGCGACAACTCTTGCCTATGCCTATAAAGAACAATATCAATGTCCTTTCTGTTTCCATCCTTATAAAGCAAACCTCCTGTAAGCGCTGGGAATATTCCTACTTTAGAAAGCCGAGAATAGAGGATTTTGCACAACTCAATTCCGTCACTCATGCTTACATTTTCTTCTGGCATTGCTGTAAAATTTGTGTTCATTTTGTCACCTTATTATCGTCCATTTTGTGAAGTGGCCGCCTAAGCGTCCTGCTATCAATTAAAAACCAACATATTCTTCATCCAAGCCATCATCAACAACCACGGCTTGCTGCGCCGATTGCTGCACAGGCTTCACCTTCTGCGCGCTCGCACGAGGCAACATCTTCTCGCGATAGAATGCTAACCCGCGCACGAAGTTAACTTCCATTGGATTATCACGCGGCGTTCCGTCCATGTTTTCAGTTAGCACAGTGTGCCCAAATTTAACGCGCACTTCCGACTTTCCGACCCAGTTATCTTCGATTGACTCTGTGGTTAAATCTAAGCGCCCATCCGTCATTGGATATCCTGCTTGAGCATCGATAACCAATAAATTGCGCATTGCTAGGTCGCGCTTGGCTGCGTCATTGTCGTAAATCTTAGGCTTGTATGTGTATTTCTGACCTTTGAACTCGCAATCACTGGTAATTACCAAGTCGATTTTGCAAATCTGAACTGCCTTGCCTTCTTCGATGCCATTAAAGCCGTCAAACACAAGCGCGGTTAGCTCGGTGCCATCTGGGATAATCTTCTGTACCCCATCAAAAAAACCTTCGTAATCTGCGTATTCTTGCGCCATTTGCTGCGTGAAAAATGCCATGTGTTTTGCTCCATTGTTGCTGTTGTGGTGGTTGTGATTAACTCGGCTAATTGCCGTTATTCAGTGAATTTATGTTGATACAGTATAGCTATTTTTTGTTGACGTCAACAAAATTTCTGATACTATTTATTCGTCAACACAATTTAATTTAAAAGAGGGTGATAATTATGGCATTACAAGAAACAACTATCGAGCGTTTACAAGCTGCATTTGCTAACGGGGTAAAGATTAGCAAGATTTGCGCTTTGTCTGGCGTGGCGCGTTGGAAACTTAACGGATTAACCAGCTCGGCCAAGTCTTACAACCGTGGCACAGCACTAACCGATGAAGAATGCAAAGACGTTTGCCGCGCGCTGGATGTGATTAAGGGGGCGTTATAATAAGGCGGTAGCAATATAACTAAAAACGGAATCACAAAATGAACATAAAATTCCCACTAACCCTAAGTTGCGGCCATAGCGCCGCTTCTTTCTGCGACTGTACCCACCAACGACAATATCAAAACAGCGGTGACTCGCCAATCGATAAGGCATTAATCGAGTACCAAGGGCGATGGCGACAAACGCTTGAAGGCTACGGCTGCCAACTACCAAGCGGCAGGCATCATGGCCCATGCCCTGTGTGCGGCGGTAAAGACCGCTTTCGCTTCGATGACAAAGACGGACGCGGCACTTGGTTTTGCTCAAAGTGCGATCCACAAAGCGGCGGCGGATTGCTGCTGCTGTCTCGCTACCTTGGGAAGTCAACGCTGGAAACAGCAAAAGAGCTAATAGGCGATGATTATGAGCGCAGTGCGGCACCTGTGCGGCAATATGTAGATAATGCGGCGTTAGCCAAGGCGAATGCAGAACAAGCCGCCAAGGGCGCGCAAATGATGCTTAATGGTGCAGTTGCTAGGTCGCATCCTTACATGGACGGAAAAGGACTGTTTGGCGAGTGGCTGACAAACGGCGACGTAATGATTGATTACACTGGCGCGCGTATCGGTGTTGGTGAGCTATTATTGATCCCAGCTTATAAAAATGGACTGTTAGTGAATATGCAAAAAATCAATTTAGACGGTGAAAAACGCCCAATCACTGGCGGAGATATGTCTGGTGTTTACCATTGCATTGACGGCAAGACCAAGGCGATCGCCATTGTCGAGGGGTTTGCAACTGGGGTGACAGTTAACCGCATGACTGGGTATATGGTTTATTGCGCGTTCATGGCTGGCAATCTTGCTGAGGTGGCTAAGTTTGTGCGTGAGCAGCATCCTGACGCCAAAGTAATAATGTTCGCAGACAATGACGAAAGTCGCACAGGTCAAACTAAAGCAGAAGCCGCCGCAATACCAGTTAACGCGCTGGTTGCACTACCGCCAGAGATTGGAGACTGGGACGACTACCGACAACGCCATGGTGAGGATGCCTGCAAGGCGGCTATGCGCGAGGCAATTAAGAAGGATTCAAAGATAAGCAATGCTAAAGAAGTTATTCAAAATCAACCGACAGAAATATCCGCAACACCTAAACATGAGCCAGTTGCTCGGGTCGATGAAGCGCCGGAGGATTTACCAGCGTCACCAGCGAAAGCAACTAGAGAGAAGCCGGATCCAGTTGAAAAACCAGAACCAAAGCTAAACCCTGGCGGCCTGCCGTATGGGATCTCGCTCGATGGCTACGACTTGGACGCGCCGCCCGGGTTAGCTGGAGAAATAGTCGAGTACATGGTGAACGGCGCTAACCGTCTGTTACGTGGCGGGGCTTATCCGCTAATGGCGTTGCAGTGCATGGCAATGGCGGCGGCGGGTATGCAGGGGCTAAAAGGCGTTAAGCTAAGTCTTATCACATTGACTTTGGGCATGTCTGCATCAGGTAAGGAATGGCCGCAGCGGGTGATTAAGGAGCTATTGGACGCCAATGGCAAGACGCTTTATGGCGATATTCGTTCAGACAAAGACGTCATCCGCAGCGCGATTTATGACAATGGCCACTGCTTCTACGTTATCGATGAAGGCCAGAAGATCCTCAAAGTCGATGGCGGCAACAAACACATGAGCAACGTGGTTAACACGCTGATGGAGCTATCGACAACTAGCTGTTACAAGCTTAGCCAGTTACACAGGGATGAGTTTGTTGCGCAAATGGAACTAGTAAAGGCGAGACTTGAGAAGAAGCTTGAGGCTAAAGAGTCAGACCTTAAAGCCTGCAATCCAGACTTAGACGAGGCCAAGATGAAAAAGCTTGATCTCGAGATTGCCCATACTCAAAACCAGATATCAAGTTTTGAGCAGCGGATTTATACCGCTCAAACCGGTGTGCGCAACCCAGCGTTAAACCTGCTTGCATACTCAACGCCGAAGGAACTAGCGGAGATCGTAAACGAGCAAACCATTGACAACGGCTTTCTTGGTCGGGCGCTCATTGCTGATTGCGGGGTAGAGCGCTCAGAGTCCATGGTTGATTTGGATTTTCTCGGGGATAGTGACGGCAAGCAGCAAAGCGACAATCCACAATTAACCTACCTAAAGACGCAAATCGGCCTAATCTGCCAGTTAGCGCAGGACGTGGTTAATGGTGATGTCGAACAGGCGTTCACTGGGGTTAAGTTCAGATACCTACCTACAGCCGAGGCGCTGGAGGATTTAAAATCAATTGCTCGCCACTACGACCAATATCAATACCGAAACCATATTAGAGTAGGATCCATTTATGCCCGCTTCCTTGAGCGGATTATGGCGCTTTCATCGGTGATGGCATTGGGCAACATTCAGAAAGGCGTGGCCGTAATTGAGCGCGATTTTGTGCGCTATGCTCTGCTATTGTCTCTTAACTCTGTTGGGCAATTGCTGAGCAATCTGTCAATCAACGAGGGCGCCACAGAAGGCACTATGGAGGCCAAGATTGAAGCTGTGCGCGAGTACATCCTCAAGCGACTGGATATCGACCGCAGGGACTCACGCAAAGGATGGCGCTATGAGTCGGAGATTAAGAAGCAGGTCAAGCGTAATAAGTGGTTTAAGGATATCCAAAAAGAGTGTGATAAAGCAGACCAAGACGCATTTAACAACGCAATAGCTGCGTTATATGGGCGCGTTGAAAGGTCGGAGTGCGGGAAGTTGATTAGGTTGAAGAAGTGATTATTTTAACAATAGAGGGAATGCAAAATGAAACCAAATGACCAATACGAACACAAAGGCACCCATAAAATCGCCACCATTATCGAGGTGATTAAGGTGCTGAAAAGCGAAAACCTGTTTAGCTGCAATGGCAGCATTAAGCTCAAAAAGAGAGCTATTCACGGCTACAGGATTGCTTATCACTATGGCGACAATAAGCGCCTAGAGGAAACAAAAAGCAGTTTTGAGACGACTCATATGGCGATAATTTAGGGCAGTAAATCACCTACGAATACACCTACGAATACACCTACGAATACACCTACGAATACACCTACGAATACACCTACGAACATACCTACGAATACACCTACGAATACACCTACGAATACACCTACGAACATACCAAAAGCCACCGATAAGGTGGTTTTTTATTGCCTAAATTTCACTTTATTTTAAGTATATCAATAACCATATGCATAAATTTAACGACTTTTTAAACACATTTTATATTCACCATTACTGGACAGACCTCCTACCAGTAATAAAACGAAATAATTGGCACTTAATTTGCTATTGGCGAGCGAGTACCCTAGACGTACCATCAAAATTTTGTAGTAAGTTATTGTATTGGCAGATAAAAACGGCACTTTTCGCAAGGTACATTTAGGTGCGAACTCGATTTTCTTTACATTGTTACAAGGTACGAGGGTACAGCAAGTTGTTCAACGTAAAACCCCTCTGAAACTCAGTGCTGGCGCGGGTTTGAGCTGATTTGCACCAAGGTACGAGCAGAAACCCGCCTCTTTTGTGTTTTTGGGGTGGGGTACGTATTTCCCTTTTCTCTCTTATAAAATAAATAGTAAATAGTAATTGTATTAGTATAAATGTACCTTGTACTAAAAACGCTGAAACACGCGCTGCTATTGGGTTTGCGCTTGAACGTGTGTCTTGGCAATTTTATATGGCAGTTGGCAAAAACAATAAATATCAAACACTTAGTTGAAACATGGTATATTTTTACAAATTAATGTTGATATTATATGCGTCCTGATGTAATTTAATGTTGATAGCAATTATTCATAACCAGTAAACAAACAAGAGGAAACGCAAAATGAACATCACCGACAGTCACACAAACACCATCGCCGCACGTGTCGAACATGGAGAGGCCGAGCTAGAAAAACAACTGGTGTTTATCGACCAGTACATCGAAAAGCATTACGCAAATTTCATGGATGACCAAGATCTAGTGCGAGAAGCTATCGAGAACGCGCCAGAATCGCTCACAGTTGCGTTAAATAACATTCTGGCTAACTTGGCTCAAGGAATTACAAAAGGCGCTCAAAATCAATTACAGGCTGTTTTAGCGGATATGGTTGATTGGCGATTAACGGCAATGGCGGTTGAGGAATGGGAGCGCACCCATGGCTAACCTAACCACCACCCTAACCAACGCCGAATACCGCGCCGCAGATGCAATCTCAAAGTCAGACATTGACCTTGTGAATAAATCGCCAGACCTGCTTGAGTGGGTGAGGAATGCGCCAAAAGGCGACTGCACTAGCACCGAGATAATCGGCACAGCGACACACTCAGCTATCCTTGAGCCTGATTTATTCAAGCTGGAGTACATTAGGCAACCAGGGTTCAACCTAAGAACCAATGTTGGCAAGGAGTATGCAGCCGCTTTCGTTGAAGCCAACAAAAACAACACAGTGCTATCAGCAGATGACTTCGACATGGTACTGGCAATGCGTGACAGCGTGTTAGCGCATCCACTGGCAAACAGGTTGCTAACTTCACCTGGTCAAAGCGAGGCAAGCATTTTCTTCGAGGTGGACGGTGTTAAGTGCAAGTGCAGGCCTGACCGCATAGTCGACCCAAGCGTGTTTGGCTGCCACATCATTGCTGACGTAAAAACCACTGATGACATTGATAAGTTTCATTGGTCAATCCGTGACTATCGTTACCATGTGCAAGATGCGTATTACTCGGAGGGATATAGGCAGCTAACTTGCGAGTCGCCGCGATTCCTGTTTATGGTTGTCGGTAAAAAGCGCGTGTTTGGTCGTCATCCTGTGCGCGTGTTTGAGTTAACGCATGACGACAAAGACGAAGGCAGAGCAGAGTTCATGGCAGACCTTGAGCGATACCAAGAGTTCAAGGCGTTTGGCGGCGGGTTTGAGCCGGAGGTTATTAGGATGGCTAAATCGTATAAATAAAAGTTGACGCCACCAGCAAGTCAACATAAAATTAATCAAACCAATAAACCGAGGAAAGACAAAATGAGCAACAAGAAAACACCAACACAAAAATATATCGATGAGGCCCTTGCGCGTTTCAGCGAAAAAATTTAAACAACATCAGTAAGTAACTCAACATTCACAGGGGTTCATTACGACGCAAAGGCGGTGAACGCTATTGAAGTTATTGCGGAAGGATTAGTGGAAAACGCAAAAGCATTAGGGAAATTAGCCGAAGTGCTTAAGTCGTCAAACGTAGAGATAGAGTGTTTACTAAAATTGGAGCAAACAAAATGAGCACAGCACTAGCAAAAATCGCAGAGCAAAACAGCGTTACCCCTGAGGAAGTTTCAGAGGTATTGCGCGGAATGATTATCAGCGGGAAAGGCCAACATGGCGCAATTGCCACAAACGCAGAAATGACAGTGGTTTCAAGCATATTTGCGAAATATGACCTTAACCCATTCATCCGCGAAGGCCACGCATTTATCAGTGGTGGAAAGCTGCAAGTTATGATTGGGCTTGATGGTTGGATTAAGATAGCCAACAGACAGCCAGATTTTGACGGGTACGAGCAAGAAGAAATATTTGATGATAAAGACGAAATGATTGCCGTTAAAACAAAGATTTACGTCAAAGGCCGTAGATTTCCAACGCCTCACACTGAATGGATGAAAGAGGCATTTGTTAGCACGAGCCCAGCATGGAAAAAATATCCTTTCCGTATGTTGGCTGGCAAGTCACTAGGGCAATGTGTGCGCAAAGCGTTTGGTGTTTCCGAGGTATTAGACGACGACGAAGCCAGCCGCATCACAGGCAACGCAAACCAAATTAAGGACGTTACACCATCGGCACCAGCGCAAGAGGTTGACCTTGACGCATTACGCCAGCGCATGTTGGCAGCGCAAGACAACAACGAACTGCGCGAAATATCTGGAGCCATTCGCAGTGAGCTAGAAGCAAGCGGCCAGTGGGCGCAATACAAGGCTGATATCGTGATGATGAATCGTGAGGTGGCAGAGGATATCGAGTCGCGCTATGCAACGGATGAGGTCGTTGTTGAGTTTGATGAAGATACTGTGGAAGTGGTTGAATGAACAGCAAAGAATTTGATGAATGGTTTGATGATAATTGGGGTGAAGTATGATTAAAAGACATTACGTATTTGCATGCTATGTGGCGCACAATGATGGAAGCGGTGACAGAGAGTATTGGAACACCGTAATTACCACAAAATCATGGCGCAAATTTAGTGCAGAGCAGATTTTGCAGGAATCTAGGTGTATGGCTGTTGAAAAAATAAGCGAAAGGGTGGAGAGGCCAATATCAGAGCAAGATGTTCAGGTTGTTATGCTTAACACCATTTAACCAAAACCCGCCTCGTGCGGGTTTCTTTATTTATATTGGCAACACTGATAAACTGAGGTCAACACTGTGTGTACGCTGGGGGCGTGATGGGAAAGCTAACGAAAAAACAGGAGGCATTCTGCGAAGAGTACCTAAAAGACATGAACGCAACACAGGCTGCAATAAGGGCTGGCTATAGCGAAAAGACCGCTGGTGCTGTTGGTCATGAGAACCTCAAAAAACCTGAAATTGCAACACATTTACAAGTTCTTATGCAAGAAAGAAGCCAGCGTACAATGATTGATGCCGACTGGGTGTTAATGGCGGCAAAAAAGATTTACGACCGCTGCATGCAGAAAGAGCCAATACTTGACCGCGAAGGCAAGCCAGTAATTGTAACTGATGGAAACGGCGAGCTTGTGGCCGCCTATAGATTCGATTCAAGCGGAGCGAATAAGGCGCTTGATACCATCGGTAAGCATGTGAATGTTCAGGCATTTAACGAAAAAGTAACCAGTGAAGTAACGCACAAGGTTGACAAGTCGCTCGCAGACAGACTACTAGGCGGCTCTAAACGATGACTAATCACGAGATAGCAAAAGACTATCTCAAGCGCATAAACTCGCTAACCTACAACGAATTAGCCGATGCCATGACTTACAAATGGTTTCGGCTAAACACGCTTTACCACATCAAAGATAAAGCAGGTAAAAAAGTAATCTTCACCCCAAATGAGGAGCAGGAGGATTTTTATCTTACTCAGCATGGGCTAGATATCATCCTAAAAGCCCGTCAACTTGGTTTTACCACATTTAAAATGATAAGCGATCTCGATGATTGCCTGTTCACTGAAAACCACTCTGCTGGCTGTATCTGCCACGATATGAACTCGGCCAAGGATATCTATCGTAATAAAATTAGGTTTGCATACCGGAACATTACACAAGACCAACGAGAATTGCTGACAGAGATTGGATACCAACTGCCAAAGCCAATAAACGACAAAGACAACGGCTATGTTTTCGATAACGGTTCATCAATTGCTGTAAGCACATCATACCGTGGCGGCACACTGCAAAGCCTGCACGTATCAGAGTTCGGAAAGATTTGCAAAAAGTACCCAGAGAAGGCAAAAGAAATTGTAACTGGTGCGTTCGAAGCTGTGGCGGTTGGCAATCAAATAACTATCGAGTCAACTGCCGAAGGTAAGGAAGGGTATTTTTTTAATTATTGCAGCGAAGCAAAGAAGATCGTTGACTATGGGCGCAAGCCATCGGTGCTTGAGTTTGCGTTCCACTTTTACCCATGGTGGACACGCTGCGAATACTCGATAGCTGGACGCATTGCAAATGCCCTGCTTGATTACTTTATTGAGCTTGAGCAGAAGCACGGAATAACTCTAACTGATGGGCAAAAGGCTTGGTACTCGGCAAAGTGGCGCACACTTGGCGATGACATGAAGCGCGAATACCCATCGACACCGGAAGAGGCATTTTCTCAATCAGTCGAAGGCGCGTATTACGCCAAGCAGTTTGCTAACATTTACGCAGACAAGCGCATAGGCGCAATGCCAAAGAACGATGCGCCAGTTCACACCGCCTGGGACTTAGGTGTCGGGGATTCTACTGCGATATGGTTTTATCAATTGATTGGCAATAAAATCCACTTAATTGATTTTTACGAAAACAGCGGCGAGGGCATGCGCCACTACTTCAAAGTGCTAAAGGATAAGGCTATCGCCAACGGTTGGAAATATGGCGATCACTTCGCACCGCATGATATGAATCACTCCGAATTTGGTAGTGACGCGAAAAGCAGGCGACAAATTGCAGCAGAAGGGTTTATCATTGATGGAGCAACTTATGCTATAAACTTCAAAGTGCTTAAGATAATGAGCATAGATGAAGGTATTGAGTTAGTTCGTGAATTATTGCCTAGATGTTGTTTTGATGAAGTAAAATGCGAAGAAGGTATCACAAGACTTGAGCATTACCGCAAAGAGTGGAATGACAAGCTTGGATGCTGGCGCGATAAACCATTGCATGATTGGTCATCGCACTGCGCTGACGCATTCCGTTATTTAGCGATGGCAGTTACTAAGAATCAACCGATGGGCAACATCAATGTTTCGTTTTATGGGAGATAGTTATGGCCGTCAACACTGAATACGGCGTAAAGTCAACGCATCCAGACTATGACGCAAACCTGAGGCGCTGGCAAAAGGTGCGCAACGTATTAGCGGCTAACTGCAAGACGTATCTGCGTGATGTTGGTGCTAGCGAGCCGGATCCTGAAATAGCCAAGAAGCGCCAAGACGAGTACGCAGACGGGGCTATTTTCTACAACTTCACCAAGCGCACGTTATCCGGCATGGTTGGCGCGGTGATACGCAAGGATCCTGAAATTGACCTTCCTGCACAG